CAACATGTCAAGCGTTTGCGTGTTGCGCTTGCTGTACTTGCGTGCAACATGCACCACCAGCTGCAGATTGGATTGCATGAACTTTTGCCGCGCGCGCTCACCGCTGCGTAGTTCGCGGCGTTCTTGTGTCGTCAAAGGTCTTTCAAGATCCTTTAATTCTCTCCATTTTGAGACGCGACGGCCAAGTTGTATCTCTTGTTGCGGTGTGAGTAGTGGATACCGCGCGATACTGTTCAAGTAGTCGCCAATAGCGTCAGACATGGAGAATCCGTTAGTGCATACAATGGAAGCACAATTCCACGGTGCTGCCAATGCTGCGCAGTTACGTGCGTTACATGCTGCAGCAGATTGGGGCGGACTGTTGGAATATGCGCTGCTGCTAGCCGAGCAAGAAGCAAACCAGCGGTCTCAAATCCACTGGCTTGCGCAAGAGGCGTCGGTAGCGTTGAGGACTGGTCTAGAGCAGTGGCACCTAGATGCCGCTGAAGAACTGCTTCGAGGCCGTCGTCGTGATGTCTGAGTTGTAATGGCCTGTGACGCTGTAGCTGGTCACCGGCTGCTGGCTCATGCGGAAGAACACCATCTGCCCGATCTTTAAGCCAGGCCAAAGCGGCAGCGGCAGGATCTGACGTGAGTTCTTCAGCTCCAAGGTGAGCACGCTGCCATGCCAGCCGGGATCTGCGTAACCGGCATGCAGATTTTCGTAGCCTTCGCGTGCGCGGCTTGACTTAAGGAAGAACAGGCCGGCAATGTTCTCCGGCATGTTGAACACTTCAATCGTCTGCGCAAGGATGAACTGCCCAGGCTTCAGCTCGTAAGGATTTTCTGCCGTGCGTCCCGCAATGCTGAGCGGACGCATGTTGAGGTTTTCGGCAGACTCGATCATGATCGTGTCACCAAGACGTAAGTCAAGGCTGGCAGGATTGATCAATGCCTCGTCGTAGTTTGGCACCATGCCATCGGTGCACAGCGCTTTGATCTCGTAGTCGCAGAGGATTGTCATTGGTTGAGTGGGTAGTGGGCTTGACTACTGGGCTTCAAGCTCAGCGGCGATTTCGCACAAAGCATCAACGCAGTTGAAGCTTGACCAGTCGTGATCAATGTGATCCGCAACAGCTCGCAGAACAGCAGCAACGCATTGATAATCCCTCTGCATAGGGCCATCTAGCCAGCCGCAGTTATCCATGTAGGCATTCAGGACTGCATTTGCAGCGGGAGAGAGATCAGTCATTGGACTGCTCCTCCACAAGCGGCAGTGTGGGGCCAAGGCTTTCAAGCCAACACAACATGCACCAATGACCTTCGTGGCCTTCGATGTCGCTGCTGATGTAGTACTTGTGCGTGCCGTGCTTGGGGCAGACGACCTGTTTTTGAGAAATCTTGAGATTCAGAAAGTCAGTCATTGAGTTGCTCCAGTGCGCGGCGGATGGTGTCGAAACGTTGAGACCACTCCGCTTCCGTTGAACCAAGGTCAGCTTCGGCAAGGGCCTGTAACGCCTGATCCTTCAAGCTCGGCGGCTTGGGGCGCCTGGTGGCGCGGAGTTCGTCGTGTGCCCAATAGGTCTGCTTGCTTTTGACCCACTCACAGCACGCCTGCAGCTCCTGGTCAGCGCCGTACTGAGCGGCTTCAATCAAAAGTTCATTGATTCCCTTGTCGTAGTCGTAGTGCTGCTCAAACCACTGCTGCAGCAGCTCCGGCGGTGGGGTGATGGGATAGTCAGTCATTCAAGCCAGCTCCATGCAATGCGTTGGCAGATGCGCCATGCGTGTTTTTTGTCGATGCCGTAGCGTTCTGCCAGTTGTCTGTAGCTGTAGCCATCAACACGCAACTGGCGCAGTTCACGTACGTGATCTTCTGTAAGAAACGCGGCGTAGTTTGCCTCGCCGCGCTTAAACGGATCACTCATCTACATGCAACAGCAACCTACGCATGTACCAGTCGGCTTTGCCGTAATCCTGATCGGCATTGCCTTTGTGCTCAGCACGCCATAGGTACTTGATGACGTTGCCTTTGCAGTAAGCGCGGAAGCCGTCATCACCGAGTGCTGCCTTAATGGCTTGGATGCACTCAATATCGCCGTGCTTGTAATGCGGCGGATGATTGACTAGATCACTCATCGCCCAATACCTCTGCCATATCGCGGCGGATCAGATCAGCAATGCGCTGTTGATACAAGCCGGTATAGGTGCAGCAAGTCCGGCCGCTTTGCTCGTACAACCACTGCAGGTAGTCATCGCGGCGCTGCTCAGTTTTGTGGTTGATCATCTTGCATCAGCTCCAGGAGTTCAAGAATATGCGCGGCAAATGCCACGTGTGTCATCACTGCATGGGTGCCGGGAGGGCGCCCGTAAGACGCCTCCCACCACTCCTTGAATGCGATATCAAGTGTGGTTTGATTCATCAGAACACCGCCTCCTCTGCGGGGCTGCTGGTACGTGGCATGAATTCAAAGCGCTGGATGCTGAGCACATGCTTGCTGCGCTTTTCACCGGTTTCTTTGTCATTCCACTCTTGCCGGCGTACGGCGCCAGTTACAAGGATGCTGTCGCGTTTTTTGAGCTTATCAACGATCAGCTCAGCAGACTTGCCCCAGATCTCGCAGTCGATTGCGTTATTGATCCAGTTGCCATCTTTGTCTTTGCCTTCCTGGATACCACCAGCGAAGTTGGCAACCATGGTGCCGGATTCAAAGGCACGCAGTTGCGGGTCGGTGATGATGCGAACAATGCCGGTTGCGTAAAGGCTCATGTCAGTTCAGTGGTGTGATGCCATTGGCTTCTTCAAAAGCCAAGACTTGTGCGAGGGGATAGCGAACGCGCGGCGTGCCCGCTGGTAGGCCAATGCGTGGTGCAGTGACGTAAGCAGGGCCAATGCCGCGTGCACGTTGGTTTTTGATGGCGGCTGGCTTCAACCCCCAACGTGCTGCCAGCTCATCAGTGGTGAGGAATGGTTCAGTCATCAGCGAAGGGATCCTCTGAAGGGGTATCAGACAGAACCGCTTCGCGCTCTACAGCAAGACGCAGCAACTCGTCGTTCTGCTCATCGTTGAGATCAGGCTTGCGCTTATCCATGCGCGCTACCACCTCTTGCAGCTTGTCCAGCGTGTCGGCCTTGGCAATCGCAGCCTTACCGGCTTGGAACAGCTTGGCGTCGCCTGCTGGTAGCGCAGGTGCAGCGGTCACCGTGACAGGCTCCACCTCTGCCTGCTGCATCTCATCGGTGCTGTAGACACCAGACATGTCGGCGGGAAAGGCCTTCCTGAGGCTGAGGGCCTCGCTGCACTTGGCGATCATCGCGGCAGGCATCTTGGACCACAAGCCTTGACCGGCGTTGTAGTCAGCAAAGCGTGCCACTCCTGTGAATGGATGGCTAGCACCTTTGCGCCAGATGGTGGTCTTGGCCGCGGCAGGTGGCTTGCTGCCTAGCCATACATCAGTCCACTGGCCGTCTTCACCGCACCATTCGGTGATGCTGCCGTCAAGCTGACCGGTGCGCTCGGCAATGGCACGCAAGCCGTCGATGCCGGCTTGGATGGTCATCTTTCCGCCACGCTTGATGGCGTAGATCTGCTTGCTGAACGGATCCAGCCCGGTGCGTTGGCAGGCGTAGGCAAACAGTCGCAACTCGTCATTGCTGCAGCCAGGCGCAATGGTGGTTGAGATCAGCTGCGTTTGCTCTGGCGTCCAGAGCGTGATGCTAGAAGTCATCGGATGTGATAGTTGGGTTGGCAGTTAATGCCCATGAAGGCAGGCTGAGCGCTTGGCAGTGATCGCCGTAACCCGGCCACTCCTTGGTGGCTTGGCAGTCGGCAATCACGCGCATGTCACGTTGCCGTAGCTCATCACCAGCAGCCAAGGCCGCGGCGTCCAGCTCGTAGACAGCAACCGCATACGGAGCAGTCTTCTCAACGGCAATGAATACAAACCGCTCAGCACCATGCAAGCCGGCTAGGTAGTGGCTCGCTTGCACATGGTAGCGGAAGGTAGCCACGCTACGGGCAAAGCCGGCAGGGCTGGCATCCGTGGTGCTTTTGAGATCCACCACAGTGGCGCCGTCATACCAGTCAGGGCGGCATTTGCAGCGCAGCCCAGTAGCAGCGTCATCCCACCAGAAGGACTGCTCAGCCTTGCCATGGGCGAGCAGTGCCGCTGCTGCAGGGTGACGATGCACGCTGTCAGCCATGCAGTTGGCGGCCATCATGTCGCCAGCGGTAACCGCCTCAATGCCAGCAGCGGCCATCCGCTCTGCCTGCTCCTTGCCGGCTTTGGTGTTGCGTGGAGCGCAGACGCCATAGCGACCCGCTAGCTCCTCCGGCTCAAGCACTGCGCAATGCACCAGTGAGCCAAGCCGCATGGCAGCAGTTGGTTCCGGTGCAATGCGCTCGGGATTGAGGTAGCGGCTCCAGTAGTGGTAGGGCGACTTGGCGACTGCGTGCAGATGCGAAGCGCTGACGGCTGGGTCGGCGTGGTAGTCGGCGTTGCTGGTCACGCTGCTGCTCCACTACGCATCTGGCGGTGCATCCGGCTGGCGGTGCCGTAGGTGGCGACTAGCTCAGGGAACGCATCCAGCAGGCGGCGCTTGTTGCCGGGGTCGGCCTTGAGGCCAGCGTGCGCTAGTGCTTGGAAGAATCCACCGCCGTGTTGGTAGGCGGTGGCAAATGTCCAGTAGATGTCTGCTTCAGTCATGGCTTGAGTTGCTCTTGGCAGGCGTGATGGCTGTAGGCGGGCTGCTGGCGGCCGGTGTCGTAGGCCATTGCCCAGACACCGAAGATGATTGCCAGCACGGCAAAGCGGTTCAGATTGTTCATGCCATCAGCGCCTTACGGACGCGATAGGTGGACAGGTTGAGGCGGTCGGCAATGCGCTTCTGGCTCAGGCCAGTGCGGCGCAGTACGCGGATGCGGCGGTCGTCAGAGGCGGTTAGCCAGTCGATCACGGCGACTACTACCAGCAGTGGCAGCAGCAGTTTCCAGATAACTAGCAGTGCGGTTGTGAGCATGGTTGGGGTCGCAATGTGTGGGTGCCGGATTGGGAGCGGCTCCGGCGGGCCGCGGTGGGCTCAGTCGTCGAGCAGAGTCTGGTCAAACCACCAGAGGGTTTTGAGGAAGGCATTGCTGCGTGCCTCCTCCGCAGCGCGCTCAGCGCGGTCACGCTCGCGGAGGCGGATTGCGCGAGCCAGTTGCTCGGCTTCGGTGAGGCGAGGGTGTTTCTTGGTCATGGTTCTCGGGGTGGGGTGCAGGACTGGTTGCCTGCTGTCCCCAAATCCTACACCATCTGCCGCCGTGGTCAACCGTGATCAGTAACGAATCGACACGGTTGCGGTGCCATCTAGTGGAACACCAAGGCGGTATGCGGCGCCAGCGCTGAGATCCAGTGAGCCGCAGTCGCAACGGTCAGTGACTGGCACGGTGAGCAGGCGCCCGCGGTGTTGCACCGTGACGCGCGTGCCGCATGGCAACCATGGATGGGCGGCTGACACATCCCAGTGGCGGTAGGTGCCGCCGCAGTACGTGGTGCGCCCGTGGTACCAGCCGTCGTAGACGGTGGCAGTCACCTGCCGGGCTTGAGCAGGCGACAGCAGCAGGATTGCTGCAGTGATCAGTGCACGCATAATGCTTGAGGTGATTGGTGTGCCGGGCCAACCGGCGGTGCAGCCTTACTTAGGGCGTGTTGGGCTCGTGGTGACGCGTCGTGTACCCGGTTCCGCGGAGGTTCGGTTTAGCGAGGGATCCTCTCCCCTCGTGCAACCACTATACACCATCGGCAACCGTGAGCAACCGCTCCGCATCACTGACCGAGCGCGCCACGCCGGCAATGCCGCCAGCCGCCTGGACCGCATCTAGCCACTGCTGCTGCTCAGGGCGCAGCCTGCCGGTTGCGGTCTTGACCTCTATAGATAGGAATACTGCCACGGTGCTGCCGACCATCTCCTCGGTCACGGTGATGCGCTTCCAGCCGATCAGATCAGCGCTGCCCTTGCACAGACCGAACTGAACTGGGCGGCCATTGGCGTCTTTAAGCGTGCCGGTGTTATTGCGGAATAGGCGCGTGTCACCGTTGCTGCAGGCGATGCGGATCTCTTGCTGAATGGTTTGCTCAGAAGGCACTGTTGCATTGCATTTTCTTTGATTTTACTTTTTGAAGTTTAGTTTGATAACAGTCTGCCATTACAAAAGCATCCTGCAACGAGGAGCATTCGTAACGAGGATCTGCAAATGTACAAATGTCTTTGACCCAATCGTAAATTAATTGAGCATTTAGCGCACGCCATTCAACAGGAATAATTACCGAGCTGCGACTTCTATCTGGCGCAATGCGCGTGAGCTGGCATCTGCCTTCTGGATTTAACTTCGTAGCACCAACGCCACGAACACTCCAGCCGCGGCCAACTTCGCGCGTGATTTGCAGGCGTAAA